GAGCTGCTCGTCGATGACGATGCGCTCGCGGAACTTTTCAAGGGATGAGACTTGGCCGCTTGTCCATGCCCCTGCCACACCGGCGACGGATGGTGTGTCTGGTGCCTTCTGGACGAGGACTGTGAGGAGGAGGACGAATGGAAGTCTCGGTTGAGCAGTGCCCCGATGCCATCCAGCGCTTCCTCGCCCCAGCTGAGTGCATGAAGTGCGAGACCAAGCCCGGCAGCGGTCTGGCGATCCGGATCCGCTACCAACCACCGATGTATTTCGTCCACCTGACCTGCGTGAAGTGCGGCCAGCGGCAACAGGCCACATTCATGGGTCACGGGCCGACTGCGGCGCCGACGCCTGCAGCTGAGCCTGCGGTGGAGAAGCCGAGCTGGTACTCACACGTGGAGGCGGGCAGGTGAAGCGCGGCGCCGCCGAGATCCTGATCGACATCGTGATCGCGCTCGGTCTCGGGCTTGGCATCTGGCTCTCAAGTCGCCGGCCGCATTACGTGGAGACCAAGGCATCGCGCTGAAGCCGTGCCTCGACTGTGGCGCGTTGAGCTCAGGGAGTCGATGCCCACTGCACGCCAGAGCTCGAGACAAGGCCCGCGGCAGCGCGACGCAGCGGGGCTATGACTCGAAGTACCAGCGGCTCGCGCGTGAGCTCAAGGAGGAGCACATCGCGATGCGTGGATACGTCTGCCCTGGGTTTGGCGTACCACCCCATGAGTCGCGCAAGTTGACCGCCGATCACATCCGTTGGCCGGCAGAGTCCAAGGCTGACCTTCAGATCCTTTGCCCGGGCTGCCAGAACCGGAAGGGAGCCGCTCGATGACACGAGGACGACCACCGGTGCCGCTCGAGCTGAAGAAGATGCGTGGCACCGCACGCCCCGATCGCATGCCGGAGGAGGCGAACATCCTCGAGCTGCCGGGCGCTGTTGATGTTCCAGCCCCGCCGGCGAGCCTGCTGTTGGAAGGTCGCTCGCTCTGGAACCAGGTCTGGGACGGCGCGATGCTGTGGCTCTCGCCACGGACCGACATGGCCGCTGTCGAAGAGGTGTGCCGGCTCGAGGACGACATCGCGCTCGCGCGTGAGCGTTATCGGGTCACTCGCGAACCGAAGGATGCACGAGCGCTCATCGGACTGAACCGCGCGTTGACGGCAGGCCTCGCTTCTCTCGGGTTCGACCCCGCAGCACGCACGCGGCTGGGAGTCGCGGAGGTGAAAGCTGCGTCAGCAATCGACAAACTCCTTGACCGACAGGCCCGGAGGCAGGCCGAGCGCAAGTAGCAGCTGGCCACCGCGCTGGCTGACACCCGTTCCTCGGTCCGATATCGAGCGCGGCGACGGGCCTCTCTACGCAGATTTCATCGAGGCGCTGTGCCGCGCAACCGAAGACTCGATTGCAGCCAAGATGGGCGATCGTCTGTTGCTGCGGTCGTGGCAGAAGGACCTGCTCGCCCATCTACTTGCTCGACGGCTTGATGGACGCTTCCGCCATCGCACCGGCCTGATCGGCGTTGCTCGCAAGAACACCAAGAGCACGATCGGCGCCGGCATCGCCCTCGCCGGTCTGGTCCTCGGGCCGCGCGGCGGCAAGGTCTACAGCTGCGCGGCCGACAAGGAGCAGGCCCGCGTCGTCTTCGGCACTGCGAAGCGGATGGTCGAGCTCGAGCCGGAGCTGAGTAAGATCCTGAAGCTCTACCGAGACGCGATCGAGTTCTCGGCGACCGGATCCGTTTATCGGGTCCTCTCAGCAGAGGCCTATACGAAGGAGGGCCTCAACCCGACGCTTGTGATGTTCGACGAGGTCCACGCGCAGCCAAACCGCGGGCTCTGGGATGTCATGGCGCTCGCTCAGGGCGCCCGCGAGGAACCACTCATGGTCGGCATCACCACCGCCGGCGTCCGCGTCGACGCCACTGGCCAGGAATCACTCTGCTACGGCCTCTATCAGTACGGCTGCAAGGTCGCGACCGGAGAGATCGACGATCCGCAGTTCTTCATGGCTTGGTGGGAACCCCGCAATCCCTCCGCTGATCATCGCCTCGAGAGCACTCAGCGCCAGGGCAATCCTGGCTACGACGACCTGGTCTCGAAGGAGAGCTTCACTGCCGACGTCAAGCGAACGCCCGAGGCGGAGTTTCGCGCCAAGCGATGTAACCAGTGGGTGGCCACCAAGCAAGCCTGGTTTCCTGCCGGACGCTGGGAGGCCTGCACCAAACTCCGGAAGATTCCGAAGGGCGCCGAAGTCGTACTCGGATTCGACGGCTCGTTCTCGAACGACAGCACCGCCCTGGTGGTCGTCGAGATCGGCAAGGTCCCGCATATCGATGTCGCCGGCTGCTGGGAGCGGCCGCCCGCAGCGGATGACTCATGGCGGGTACGCATCGTCGACGTCGAGGACGCGATCCGTGCGAGCTGCAAGCGCTGGCAGGTTCGAGAGATTGTCTGTGACCCCTTCCGCTGGGCAAAGACATACCAGACCCTCGAGGAAGAGGGCTTGCCGGTAGTCGAGTTCCCGCAATCGCCCGAGCGCATGGTGCCCGCGACACAGCAGTTTTACGAAGCCGTCCTCAACAAGCAGTTGACTCATTCGGGCGACCCGCGGCTGGCTCGCCATGTCGCCAACTGCATCGTCCGAGTCGACCAGCGCGGAGCTCGAGTGGCGAAGGAGACGAAGACGAGCATGAGAAAGATCGACCTCGCAGTCGCGGCCCTGACGGCTCACGGGCGAGCCGTGTCCCTCTTCTCCACCCCCCCGAATCGCTGGACGGCCCTGTGACCTGGTTCGGCAGGTTATTCGGCGGCCTTGCCAAGGCCGCCCGTGCCGCAGTCGGCGGGATGCGTTTTCCGAGCTTCGGGACGCATTACTGGCGAGAGGGCCTTCGCGACGAACGGAACTACAACCGCCTGGTCGGCGATGGCAGCGGCAACTCGATCGTCAGCGCGTGCGTGCTCTGGATCGCACGCACCTTTCCCGAAGCTCCACCGGCGCTCTGGCAGGGCGACGATGCCGGGGTCCGTAATCGGATTTCTCGACATCCACTGATCAAGCTCCTGCGCTATCCGACCTCCAGCCCGGAGAACCCCGGCGGCTACTATTCCGGCGCGCTTCTCTGGATGGCGACCCTCACCTCGTGGGTGCTTGATGGCAATGCGTACTGGTTCAAGGTTCGATCGGCGCTGGGTCGCGTCGTCCAGCTGTGGTTCGTGCCGCACTGGATGATGGAGCCGGTCTGGCCGACCGACGGCAGCGCCTACCTGTCGCACTATGAATACCGCCTCGACGGCCGGATAATCCCAGTCCCGCCTTCAGAGATCGTCCACTTCCGTCACGGCCTCGATCTCGACAACACGCGGAAGGGTCGCTCGCCACTCTCGGCCGTCCTCCGCGAGGTCTACACGGATGAGGAGGCCGCGCGATTTACGGCCTCGATACTGAAAAACCTTGGCATGCCGGGGGTCGTAATCTCGCCCGGTCCTGCCGGCGCTGGCGGACCATGGCGTCCGAATCCGGACGATGTCAAGGCGATCAAAGCGGACTTCAAAGACAAGTACACCGGCGACCATCGTGGCGATCCCCTCGTCATGAGCGGGCCGACGCAGATCGCCACCTTCGGCTTCTCGCCGACCGAGATGACCCTGCGGGACTTGCGCAACATTCCCGAAGAACGGATCACTGCGGTGCTCGGGATCCCGGCGGCGGTCGTTGGTTTCGGCGCTGGCCTGCAGTACACGAAGGTCGGCGCGACATTCGCTGGGTTCCGTGATCAGGCTTGGCAGTCGAACCTCATCCCGACGCAGCGCATTCTGAGCGCAGAGATCCAAACGCAGCTACTCCCCGACTTCACCTCCGACCTGGAGGGAATGGAGTTCGGGTTCGACATCAGCAAGGTCAAGGTCCTTCAGGAAGACCAAGGCAAGATGGCTGAACGCTGGGCCCGCCTGGTTTCGGCCGGAATCGCCAAGCGATCAGAGGCGCGCAACGCCTTCGACCTGGTCAGCGGGCCCGAAGACGACATCTATCTACCGCAGCCCGGGGTACAGGGCGGTTCTGCTGATTCATCGTCGAGCACCGCCGACCTCGAGGCGCAGATCGCGGACCTCCAATCGCAGCTCGACGCGGAACAGCCAAGCAAGAGCGAAGTGCCGGAAGCAATGGAGGCGCTAATCCAGGGTATCCAGCAACTGCCGGAGGCGCTCGTGTCTGCAGTCAAACAGTCGCCCGCTCCGAACATCACGATAAATCCACCGCGCGTGGTCATCGCAGAGGGCGCGATTAAATCGCATGTTGACGTTCACTTACCAGCACCAGCCACCAAGAAGCGAACCAAGATGACCAAGCCGGACGGCTCGGTGGTTGTGATCGAATCGGAGGACGTCTAAATGGCAGCTGGAGCCTGGATCTTTCCAGATGCGGCGCGCACCGAGCTCCTCAACAACACGGGCTTCGACATCGACTCGGGTTCCTACAAATGCGCTCTGTTTCTCAGCACCTCCAACATCGGCGCGGGCAGCACGACCTATGCCGGGCTCACCAACGAGGTCGCCGCAGCGTCCGGCTACGCGACCGGCGGGATCGCGGTCGTCTTCCTACTCAGCGGCACGACCACCGTTAAGGCGACGTTCTCCGCGAATCCCGTCTGGACTGCCGCTGGTGGCAGCATCACCGCACGATTCGCGGTGATCTATGAGGTCGCCGGAAACGTGCTCTGCTACTGCCTGCTCGATGCCACCCCGGCGGACGTGACCGCGACCGACACGAACACCCTGACCGTCGCCGCCTCTGCCTCGGGCATCTTCAGTCTCTCGTAATGGGGGCCGGCCACGTTCAGGTTGCGCCCGACTCGACCGGGAAGGATGTCGACGCCGATTCGGTGGTCTCGACTGAAGCCGGAACGCCGACCGTCTATCGCCAGAACGTCATCCTCTCCGATCCCACTACCTACGGAGCCAAGGCGGCGGTAACCAACGTCGCCCCGGCCAACACCGCCTATGGACTTGTTACCAGGCAGATACGCGCCCCCTTGCTCGGCTCCTTCTATTTCGAGAGCGGCATTCTCGCCATCGCCGCCAGCGCTGCGGCCTCAACCGCTGGATTCTTCTGGCTCATCAACCCGGTCGGATCAGTGGTCGTTATCTACATGAAAAAGCTGCTCGCCACTACGTTTCCGACTGCGGCGACCGCGTTTGTCACGTCGCCACGGGTCACCATCGAGCGCGTGACCTTCACCGGCACGGCGTCGGGCGCCCAGATCACGCCCGCCAAACACGATTCAACCGACGCCGCCAACGTGGGCTCACTACGCACCGCATCAACCGGACTGACTCTCACCGCGGGCGCCGTCCTCGGAGACTTCAGTGTCAACGCGATCCTGACCGCCGTTGGAATCGCTACTCCCGTAGATCAAATCTTCTTTGAGGCAACCCGAGACGACGACGACCTGATTGTCTTGCGAGCTGGCGAAGGCATTGTCTGCCGACAGGCTGATGCCGGATCGACATCAGATACCCGAAAGATCGTGATCTCCGGTCAATGGGAGGAGCGGTAAGTGGACAAGTTCAAGACCGCCCCCTACAAGCCCCATCCCGACGATCCCGAAGCCCTCCAGCGCGATTGCCCGGTTTGTCCGGCCAAGGTTGGCGTGTGGTGCGGTGGACTTGGCGATGTACACGAGGAGCGGCTTAAGCCGCTGAAGTAAGGCCGTGCTTCTCTCGCTTCGCTCCCTGTGGGAGGCGACGAGCGCATCCGTTACGGCCACGCCGGGCACCGCCTCTCTTGTCCTCACCGGCTTCGCGCCGACAGTATCGAGTCCTCGCCTCGTCACGCCAGCAACGGACGCGCTGGTCCTGGCGACGTTTGCGCCGACCGTCCTGGCGCCGCGTGTTGTCACTCCGGCTGCTCAGATCCTGAGCCTCACCGGCTTCGCGCCCGCGGTCGCCACCCCGCGAGTAGTTACCCCGGCGACCCTCGCCGTCACCGTCACCGGCTTTGCCCCCACGGTCACGGCGACTGCCAATACCGGCATCACTCCCGGCACGATCGCCCTTGCCTTAAGCGGGTTCGCGCCCACCGTGACGGCCTCGGCGGCGACGGCATCGAGTGGCGGCGGCGGGCAATGGCGCGAACACCGACGCTGGGTTGAAAGGCTACCGATTAGTGTCGATCCAAGGCTAGTCACGCCGATCACCGGCAATCTCGCGCTTAGGACTTTCCCGCCCGAGATCCTCGTGAGCGATTGGCTTGAAGAGGACCTCCCGCTTTGGCTCGAAGTCTTATCTGCGGAAGACTTCGCCGCCTTTCTTGCGGCCTGACGCCCTTAACCCCTACCTGGAGGCAAACACATGCCAATAACCATGAGCCGGAAGTCGATCCCATTTGCCGACATCCAGTTCAAGGCGGACAAGCCGGGAGCCTTCCGCGCGCGCATCGCCACGCTCAACGTGGTCGATAAGGACGGCGACGTCACGCTGCCCGGCGCGTTCCCTGACGGCAAGGCGATCGTCATCAGCGCCTACGGCCACACGTCGTGGATGGGCGCGCTGCCGGTAGGCAAGGGCGTGATCGGATCGGATGCAAGTACGGCCTGGGTCGATGGCGAGTTCTTCCTCAACACCACGCCAGGCAAGGACACCTACGAGACGGTGAAGGCTCTGGCCGCAGCTGGTCTTGGGGAATGGAGCCATGGCTATCAAACACTGGAATCCTCGACCGAGCCCGGCGATCTCTCGGCCTTTGCTGGATCGGCGCAGATCCTGAAGAAGCTCGACGTCTGGGAGGCCTCGCCAGTGCTCGTCGGCGCAGGCGTGAACACCGCGACCGAGCACGTGAAGTCTGCCCTGCTCATGGTCGCCGGGCGCGCCCCGCTGAAGGCCCGCGCTCTGGCCGCGAAGCTCAAGGCGCTCACGCCCGACGCCGCCACGCTGGCCACCATCGCGCAGATCGACCTCCTCGCCGACGAACTCGACGAGCTGGTCGACACGCTGATGGATCAGTTCGAAATCCCCGACCCCGACGAGCTCGCCGATGGCGAGCCCGAAGAAGCCAAGAGCCTGAACCTTGGAGGTCATGCCGATTACGCGTCTGCCGCTCTGAAGGGATTCCTGGAGCGGGTGAAGGCGCGGGCGGCGATGCGAACCAAGGAGGGGCGCGTACTTTCGGCGACTAATCGCGAGCGGGTTGCTTCGCTCGTGGATGGTCTGACGGCAGCGCTTACGGATATGCAGGAGCTGCTCACCGCCACGGACCCGGAAGCGGGCAAGTCTGCGGACGATGACGTTGAGCTGAATGCGATCTGGCTGCAACTGCAGCAGCGCGCGGCCGGCGTCGGCGCCGCCTAAATCCAAACCACAAGGAGTCAAAGCAAACGCCATGCCAACACCACTAGCAACCAAGCGTGAAGAGCTTTTCGAGAAGCAGAAGGCGCTCGGCGCCATCTTCGAAGAGGCGGGCTCTGACATGGACATGAAGAAGATCAAGTCCATCGAGGGCGACACCTCACACAAGCGGATGGAGATCAAGCGTCTGAACGACGAGATGACTGCGCTCGGCCAGGAAGTCGAGCTGCTCGTCGCGCAGGAGAACGTCACCGCGCTGGGCGCCAAGCTCAACATGCCAGGCGGGATGCTCCCCATCCCCGGCGGCCGTGAGTCGGCGCAGTCCAAGAGCTTCAGCGAGACCTTCATCGAGAGCAAGGCTTTCGTCGAAGGCAAGAAGGCGGGCAAGAACGACGGGCCCGAGGAGACGCTCGACATCGACGCCAAGTCGTGGCTCGCCGGCCAGCAGACCAAGGCGGTGATGAGCACCGCGGCCGGGTTCCAGCCGCAGGCCATCCGGTCGGGCGACATCGTGCCGATCGCCACCAGGCCGATCCAGATCCTGGACATCCTGCCCCAGCTGGACACCAGCCAGGCCAACGTGGTCTTCATGGAGGAGACGACCTTCACGAACGCCGCGGCCGAAGTCGCTGAGGGCGCGGCCTACGCGCAGTCCACCATCGTCTACACCGAGCGCACCTCCAACGTGCGCAAGATCGGCCACTTCCTGCCCGTCACGGACGAGCAGCTCGAGGACGTGCCGTTGGTGGCAGGCCTCGTCGACAGCCAGCTCCTGTTCGGAGTCAGGCAGCGCCTCGATGGTCAGTGCTTCAACGGGAACGGCATTGCGCCCAACCTGCTGGGCTTGCTGAACGCCGTCAACCTCCAGACCCAGGCGAAGGCCGCGGACCCGGGCCCGGACGCCATCTTCAAGGCGATCGTCAAGGTCTATCTGACTGGCCGTGCAAACGCGAGCGCCGCGATCATGCACCCGACCGACTGGCAGAACGTGCGTCTGCTCCGGACGGCTGAGGGCGTCTACATCTGGGGCTCGCCGAGCGAGGCGGGACCGATGTACGTCTGGGGCTTGCCGGTCGCACAGTGCGACGCCGGCGCCGCCGGGACCGCGTTGGTTGGCGACTTCGTCAACTACTGCTATCTCGCCTTCCGCCGCGGCCTGAACGTTCAGGTCGGCTACGTCAACGACGACTTCATCAAGGGCCAGAAGTCGATCCGCGCCGATGTCCGCGCCGCCTTCGTCGTAAGGCGCGGAGCCGCGTTCTGTCAAGTCACCGGCCTCTGATCGTAGTCGCGTCCTGAGCTGATTTACCGAGGAGGGCGGCAACTCGCCGCCCTCCCTCAAAAGGAGACAAGCGTCATGCCCCAAATGGAATCAACCCGCGATCTCAAGGTCGCCAAGGGTGAGTACGACTTCGCCGTCGACGGCGGGGCCATCAGCACGATCGTTCTTCGGGCC